TAAGAGCAACACAAAGAGGAGTTAATGATGTATTTAATCAATTATTTAATAATTTAGGCACTTCTACTGATGGTATATTAGTATCTGCTCCTAATGGTATTAATACAACTGGAACTAATCCAGATGACGCTACTATTTATGATGAAGCAAGATTATTTGCTATTAATGGTCTTGCTGGTGATAGTATAGCACAATCTTCGGCAAATCTTTATGGTAATCCAGTTAATAATGGTAGTCAAGCACCAGTTAAAGATAATACAGCAAATTTTTATAATTCTAATTTTGCTTATAATTTTATTACATCACCTACACCTACTCAATATGTTTCTCAATTTGGTATTAATGACATTATAGGTTCTTATCAAGCAAAATTTCATTTAAAGCAACAACCTTGTATATTTTCTACTACTGGTATAAAACAAAATGTTTTTATGGACGCACCTCCTACTGCTAATGGTGGAGGACACCCTTCTATTGCTGGTGCTGGAAGTGGTGGTTATGCTGTTATTGGTTTTAAATCTACTCCACAAGCGGAATGTGATGTGGCATTTGGTAATACATTATTTCCTACTCATCAAGGATTTTGTGGTATTATGCCTCATAGTTTTGGTATTCATTCAGCACAATATATTGATGAACAATTTGATGATGATCCAGAAACAAGTAGAGTTGAGTATTTAAATAGTAATGATTTAAATGATAATCAAGGTGGTCTTATTTTAGGTCAATCAGTAGATTATAGAGATCCTTATGCTTCTGGTGCTTATGCCAGATATTTATTCGGTGTTGATATTCAAGAACTTGCTGGTCAATATGTTGCTGTGGTTAAGGTTTTAGATCCACAAGCAAATTTCGCTGAAAGTCAATATAAAGTAGTTCAAACATTAGATTTAATGGAAGTTGCTTCTGGTTTTGAACCTATTAAAGGTAATCCTTTTCAAGGTGGTCAGCAAGGTGGTCAAGCGATATTTCATCTAAATACTGCTAATACAACACAAGGAAAAATTAGAACACAATTATGGTTTAGATTTAGATGGACAACACCTTATACTATGGGAGTAGAATATTGTTTATCTATTACTGGTGCTGGACAATCTTATAATGTAGATACTGATGAACCATATCAACCAGACAACGGAAGCAATACAGACCCTACACAAAGTTGGATTATGATATATGATATGAATAATGATCCAGATGTTAAAGCAAAATATCTGATTCCATCTTATTATGGTGATATGAGAATTATTGATTATCCATCTAATTACATTAATAATTATTTCTGTGTTAAAGGTTATTTTGATAGTAGATATACTTATAGAGGAAATTATCAAGACGCTGATTCTAATGCTGAAATGGGTGATTTATTTGATATGAGTAAGTTTTGGGTCGGTTGGTATGAAAATGAAGATGATGCTTCTGTATTAGTTCAAGATTTTGCTGGATTATATACTACACCTAAATTAGGATCACAAAAAGGTGAAATAGTGCCAGAAGGATTTGTTCAAAGTGGAACTAATGCTGGTTATAGTGAGAAAAGGATACAATTTTTATTAAATGAATTAAGGAGTGAAACCAGTAGAGATAAAATTTTAAATGATGTAGGAAAACCTATGTTAAAACTATTTAATCCACCATTTTTACATTTAGGCAGTCAATTAGGTCTTATTACATCTAAATCATCATCAAAAGATTTAATTACATTAAGCGATGATATTTTAAATACTGGTAATAAATATGTTGTTCAAGGTATAGATGGAGTAGGTGAATATACGCAAGGAAATGATGATTTTACATTACATTTTCAACTTACAAATTTTCCTATTCAATCAAGTCAAGGTGTTAAATCAACTAAAAATAAAACTATTGAAGTTGTTAATAATTTAGAGTTAAGCACCAGAGAATTAAATAATTATTCATCACATTCTCATACAGCACCAGTTCTAAATTGGGTTGATTTGAATAATTATGGAGAATTGAATCTGAATAGAATAGATGTATTGATCACTAATGATGATAATGAACCAGCAACTAATTTAACACATCATTCCTCATTAGTAGTGGCATTTAGAGCAAAACCTAAAAGAGATGAAGGATATGTTCCAGATAATATTCCAGTAATTAATAGAATGTAATTTAGTGCGTTTGAATTTAGAAAAAAATATATAGTAATAATATATATATGAGTAGTAATTACGCATTCGGCAGACAATATCGTAGGAAATATCCTAAAAGTTGGAACAATAGACAAGCAATAGCAGATAGAAAAATGGGAGAAACAAATGAAGTTTATTTAGGAAAGTTTTTAAAAATGTGGTTTCCTAAAAATAATTTCACCAGAGATCAAACTGGTTGGAATGTATTAGATTTTAGTGATGATTTAGGGAAAATCAAAGTAGAACTTAAATCAAGAAGAATTAAAAAACATAGATATGACACCATAATGATAGGAAAAAATAAATATGATGCTATGATAAAGTATATGAAGAAAGGTTATAAAGGTTATTTTTTATTTAAATTTACTGATAAATTATGTATATTTGAAGTGCCTAAAAAACTTCCACAAGATATATGCTGTGCTATTGGTGGAACAAATAAACGAGGTTGTGATGAATATAGTGATTGTATTTACATTCCTACAAAGTATTTAAAAGATTGTTATGATTATACTGATTATGATGATTATCAACAAAAACTTATAGAAAATAAATAAATTATAGAAAATATAAAAATGTTTAAAAAATATTTTTATACTTTTAATATTATATAATGGATTTAGATAAGA